CCAGGAGGGCGTGAAAATCGAGTACACCATCGTGGACAAGCACGACGGCAACGACGACAACAAGGGCGCAGGTTAATCCCCTGCGCCCATCCCCCAACGACCAAATAAGGAGGTTTCCCCATGACACTCGGAGACAAGATGACCATCACAACGTGGCGGGCGCGTCAGCTGGCGTACCTGGAAGAGATGTACGCGCCGCATGAACACATGGGCAAGCTGATGAGCCACCTCGGCACGCGGCACGTCTACATCCAGCTGTACAATCAGATGCGCACCGCGCTTTGCAGTATGCCGGAGCAGCCGAACAGCTACGTCGCTATGGCGGTCTACCGCAAGCTGCGCGAGGACATGTCCACGCTCGACGATATGCTTGACCAGCTGGAGGATACCGGGCTGTATGACCCGGACGAGTACGGCCCCGACGGGGTGGAGGTGTGACGCTATGAGCCTAACCCCCTGCGGCTACGTCGTCCAGATCCGCGTCTCGGACGATATGTGCCTGTACTTCACCCGCCTGACCCAGGGCGGCATTGACCTGACTGCTGACCTCGACAAGGCAATGCTCTTCGACACCGAGGAGCGCGCGCGGGATTTCGCCCTGCACGCTGGCTACATCCTGCGCGTGGACGAGAACGCCTTTGCGGTGGAAACGTGCTTCGAGATGACCACGCCCGAAGGCGACGTGGACTTGATAGAGGCATCGCACGTCCTCCGCCTGGACGACGATAACGAGTAAACGACAAGAGGAGGTTTCCCCATGAGCTTCGAGATGGCACTTCTCGCCGCATTCGCCACGCTGATTGGCATCCCGGCGGCAATCCACGCCCTCACCGAACTGCTGGTTTCCCTGGACTGCCGCACGGCGTCGCGCCAGAAGCGCCGGGAGATTCACGCTGCCATGGCGCAGCAGCCGTCTCCCGTCACCCCCGGCATGGTCGGCATGATGTGCCGCGCGAAGGGAGGGCGTTTCTGATGGCCGACAAGCCTACTGACTTCTACCGTATGCGGGCAAAAGTGCTTGAAAAGCAGCTGGAGCACGAGCAGGAGTGGGAAACGTACTTCCCCGGCATCACCAACCGCGAATACAGCACCTATGCGGACACTTGCGCGTGCGGCATGGCGCGGCGGCTGGACGAAATCGAGGCGGCGGATCTGGTCGCGTCGTGGTGCGGCTTCCAGCGGGAGCGCATCACCATCGTGACGACGGAGAAGCCGCTGGAACGCAACCGCCACGGCGACATCCGCTGCGAGGACGGCGTTACCAACTACGACCGCCGCCCGGTGCTGGTGCACACATTCTCCGTGCGCACCCCTGACGGCGCGCCCCGTGGCGAGGGCAACATCCACTACATCCGCTTCGAGGTGCTGGGGCGGCTCTATGAGCTGATGGACGGCGACCTGCGTGTGCTGTGAGGAGGTGGAGGATATGTCTGACAGCGTTCTGATTACGCTGCTGATTTGCGCGACGGTGCTTGCGCTGGCGCTTCTGCCGAAAAAGTAAATGCCGCCCTCAAAGTGAGAGCGGCAGGGGGGCTACATGCCAAGCAGGTCGGCGTGCGTGCCCGTGCGGACAGCTGTGAGAATCAGCGCTTCCGGCGTGACTTCGTAAATCAGCAGCCAGTCCGGGCGAACATGGCATTCACGCTGACCCGCCATATTCCCGGTCAGCGGATGGTCGCGGTACTTTGCTTCCAGTGTTTCGCCCGCACGAAGGCGATTTAGAACATCGGCAAGAAGCGACGTGTCATACCCGCGCTTACGCATGAGTTTGTAGTCTCGCCGAAATTGCGCGGTCAGCTTTAATTCCAGCATTCTTTTTGCTCCTCAGCATCAGCTTCTGCATTCAGTTCGTCCATCATTTCCTTTACGCTGCTGTAACTCTTCGTCTTAATCCTCCCGGCGGCAATCGCTCGCGCTTCGGCGACGGCATCCAGCGTCTCCTGATTCGGCTCGCGCAGCTCAAACGGAAGTCCCGCTTCCAGCACCGACTTGTGCAGGAAGATGTTCACCGCGTCGCTGAGCGTCAGTCCATAGCGGCTGTAAATCTGCTCTGCTTGCGCCTTGATCTCTGGGTCAACTCGGAAATTGAGGTTTGCTGTTCTCATTGATTCCACCACCTTTCAAGCTAATTGTATCACTTTTGTTTTACATTGTCAACACATTTCGCAAGGAGGTTTCCCCATGAACGTATTCTTTGGCATCGGCCGCCTGACCGCTGATCCCATCATCGGCGTGACCAGCGGCACGGGCACCAGCGTCGCCCGGTACACCATCGCCATCCCGCGCTGCCGGTCGGGCGAACAGAAAATCGCCGACTTCGTGCGCTGCAAGGCGTTCGGCAAGAGCGCCGATTTCGCTGCCAAGTACCTGCGCAAGGGTCAGCGCGTCGCCGTGCGCGGTTCGCTGGAAGTGAGCAAGTACGAGAAGGACGGTGTGCCGCAGACGATGGTGGAGGTCGTCGTCAGCCAGCAGGAGTTCTGCGACGCACCCCGCAAGAAGCAGGAAGAGCCGGACGACGACCGTGATTTCCCGGAATCGCTGGAGGAGGTGACGGGCAATGAGCTGCCGCTCTAAGATGAAAGAAGCCATCCGGGCGACGGAAATGTCGCCCGTGACGCTCGCTGAGGCGCTGTCGCTCCAAGACACGCAGCGCAAGTACGGTAACGAGAAAGTCGTCATCAATGGCATGACGTTCGATAGCCAAGCGGAATACCGCCGCTGGCGTGAACTCTGCCTGATGGCGCAGGCGGGCGAAATCGGCGATTTGCAGCGTCAAGTGCGGTATGAGCTTGTCCCCGCTCAGCGGGACGAGGACGGGAATGTCCTTGAACGCGCTTGCTTCTATGTCGCCGATTTCGTCTATACCGACGCGGACGGGCGCACCGTCGTGGAAGACGTGAAGGGCTTCCGCACGAAGGAGTACCTCATCCGGCGCAAGCTGATGCTGTTCCGCTACGGCATCCGCATTCAGGAAGTGGAGGTGTAAGCGATGCTGACGACCATTGACCGCTCCAAGCTGGCGCTCTGCCCGCTGTGCAGTATGCCCGCCATCATGGAGAACCCGTATGTGCGCGAGGACGCGCTGTGGATTCGGTGCAAGAGTTGTGGATTTCACGCCTGCGTCTTCAAGGACGAGGTGACCGCGCGGAAGCGGGAGGGGACGGAAAATGAGCAGCCGGAACGAGCGCCCCAAGCAGGTTGACCGGATTCTTGACTACATGCGCCGCTACGGGTCAATCACCACGCTGGACGCGATGCTTGACCTCGGCATCCTGCGCCTTGCAAGCCGCATCAGCGAGCTGAAGAAGGCGGGTGTCCCCATCCGGCGGGACTGGGCGAAGGTCACAAACCGCCACGGGGAAACGTGCAACGTACTGCGCTACAGCCTCGATGGCAGCCTTGCCGTCATTCCCGATAAGCCCGGCGGCGAAGAATAAGGGGGCAGCGCCATGCCGATTGTCAACTATGTGCGGGAACATATGCGGTTCATCGAATATGCGTCTGATGAAGGACTTTCGTCCGGAGAACGCCTTGTGTGGTATGCGCTGATGCACATCATCAACGGACGCGCACAAGGGAACATCTGGCCGGAGGGGTTCATCCGCATTGCGAATGACCGGCTTCTCGCGCTCTGCCCCATGCAGCTGGGCGCCATCATCATGGCGCGGAACAGCTTAAAGCAGCGCGGCTTAATTGACTTCATCCCCGGCAGCAGGAACAAACGCGCCCCTGCCTACAAAATCAATTTCTTCTCCCCTGAATTTCCGCCCGATTCCCCCGGCAAAGCGGGGAAAATGCAAAGTTACTGCGAAAATCGAAGTAACTACGATAATAACATGGGGAGTAACTACGATAATAACATAGGGGGTAACAACGGTAACATAGTACCAAACTATACGGAAAGAGAATACCAAACAGGGAAAACGGGTTACCCGGAAGAAGAGAATGAGAAATACACCGCAGCGGAACGCGCGTGTACGGGCGGGCGCGCGCGCGATAAGCAGATTGCCGCCATCTGGCGGTCTGATTTCGGTGCGCTGCCAACCCCGGCGCAGGTGCAGCGGCTGGCGACTGCGGCGGATGTGCTGCAAATGCCGCTGGCGGTGCTGCGAGAAGCCGTCCGGTGCGCCGCCGCGACGGGCGCGAAGTCCCCGATGGCGTATGTGCTGACGCTCCTGCAAGACTGGCACTATGCGGGCGTTCGGACGGCGGACGAGGTGGGCGAATACGCCTATCTGCGCGACGTGGTGGAGGGCAGACAGCCCGGCGACCGCGAAAAAGCGCAACAGGGTCTGGCACAGATGCGCCTCCGCCATCAGCAGATGCCGGAGGGCAGCGAGGAAGGGGCGGACGGCTGATGCAAGCAAACGACATGACAACGGAGCAGCTGATTCGCTACTTCCGGTGCATGGGCAGTGCGAACGCGGTCTGCCGCGAGCATCAGCGCTGCCAGGACTGCCCGTACTACGTTCCGCAGAGCTACAACGTGCGCTTCCGTGACGCGGCGATGGAAATTGCCAATCGTCTGGAAGCGACACAGAACCGTGGAGGACAAGCAACATGGGCAACCAATCCCCCTGCACCGACCCGCCCTACCCCTGCACGGCGCTGACGCTGGCGGAAAAGAACTACGCGCTGGAGCAGCTGACGTGGCTTCGCAAGCATATGCTGGCGGTGAATTTCCGCGAATACGAGGCGGTGGACGCGGCGATCCGCGCCCTGCGCAAGGCGGCGACGGTGGACGACTGCCGGGTGCGCAAAATCCCGGTGTACGGCATGGGACGAGCGAGCGGCGCGGCGTATTCCCAGCGCGGCGATGACTATCTGCTCGAAGCCCAGCGCATCGTGGACGACCATCCGCCGGATGCGTCGGATATGCCGGAGAATCCGCCGGAGACGGTGGAGGATGCCCCGAATCCGCCGAAAGTGCCGCCGAAAAAGCGAAACGGCGGCTGGCGGTGCTGACGGATCAGCCGGGAGGGCGGACTATGCGGGCGAAAGAATACTTGTCGCAGGTGCGCATCATCGACGAGCGAATCACCTGCAAGCTGGCGGACGCGGCGCTATTGCAGGACATGGTGACACGCATCACGCCGATTCTGCGGGAAGACGGCGCATCCGGGTGCGGCGGCGCTCCAGACCGTCTGGCGGATGCGGTGGCGAAAATTGTTGACCTGAAAGCCGAAATCAACCGGGACATTGACCGTCTGGTGGACAAGAAGCGCGAAATCGCGGCGAAGCTGGAAAAAGTCAGCGACCGCCGCTATTACACGGTGCTTTCCCGGCGGTATCTGCTGTTTGAGACGTTCGAGAAAATCTCCTGCGAAATGAACTACTCGTGGCGGCGCGTCCACGACCTGCACGGGCAGGCGCTGGAGGCGTTTCAGCGGGTGCTGGACGAGGAATGCGACGATGCAAGGAGGCGCTAAGGATGACTGGAAATCTCGTGACGGCAGTGCTTGGCGGGTGCGCGGTTTGCTTTCTCTGTGCTTGCAGGGATGCAATGCGGCGGCGCGACGATGCGCCGGAACGGCTTTTGCTTTGTGCGTTTGGTCTTGCAATCTTAGCGGGTTTTGCCCTTGCATTTGAGCAGCAGTTGGGAGGTGGAGGAATGGCGATGCTGGGCGTGCTGGGGCTGCTGGCGGCGTTGGTCTGTGTGGCGTGCGTGCTGGTGAACGGGCGGTAAAACAAAGGCGGTCAGCAGCACAATCGCCGCCGACCGCCTTGGATGATTTCGCGCTGGAATCACTGATAATTCCGCAGGAGGGAAAAATGAACGATAATAAGCCTACTCCATACTGCCCGTACTGCGGCAGAGCTATGGAACTGGAAGATTTCTTGGGTGAACACTGGTATCAGTGCCCGAAGTGCGAATCAAGGTCACCGGTGAAGCGAACAAGCGCAGAAGCACATGAATCCGCCATTCGCAGAGCAGTGCTGGCCAATCGGGTTTTATCCCTGAAAGAAATGGAGAACAAGAAATTGTCCAACAGAGGGCAGCCGACGTTTTTCTGGACAGAGGACAAAGGCGGAACAGATAAACTGCTTACATGGCGCGGTGTAATTGAAAGACTGAACAACGAAGAACGGTTTGGAAGGTACGGCAACACATGGAGATGCTGGCTTGAAAAACCGACGTTGCTTCAAAAGAAGGAAACCCCGTGGAGGTGACAGGGAGCGGTTCACATCCGGCTTTCTGCACTTTGCGTAGTATTTCATAGTATTTCACACCCTCCCCGTGCTATACTGCACATGGAAACCTCCAATCACCTCACCCGACGGACGCGCCAGTCGCCGCCGGGTATTTTTGTACCCAAAATCCGCTGTGCCCCGCCCGTGGCGGCAAAAATCCCACGCGGTGGAGGCACAGCATTGCGAATCCCCCAGAAAGGATGGTGCGCAATGGCTGGATTAACCGAGAAACAGCGCCGCTTCTGCGACGAGTACCTCATCGACCTGAACGCGACGCAAGCCGCCATCCGCGCCGGGTATTCCCCGAAAACAGCGGCGGCGATTGCGGCAGAGAACCTCACAAAACCTAAGGTGACTGAAAACATCAAAAAGCGCATGGACGAAAAGGAAGATGCGCTGATTGCCAAGCAGGACGAAGTGCTGAAATACCTGACGGCGGTGATGCGCCGGGAGATGAAGGAGTCTGTCGTCGTGACCTGCATGGAGGAGAAGACGGAAGTCATCCCCGGCGAGGGCGGCGGCAAGCCCACCCGGCGCACAACGAAGAAGGAAGAACCGAAGGTCGTCGAGATTCCTGCACGGCTGTGCGACGCGAACAAGGCGGCAGAGCTGCTGGGCAAGCGCTACGGGCTGTTCACGGACAGGGTGGATGTGTCGGGCAGCCTGCCGGTGATTTTGGCGGGAGAGGATGCGCTTGACGACTAATCAGCCGCGAATCTACCTGCCGGATGTCGTCGGGCGCGGCTACGGCGCGTTCTGGCGCTTCACGGGGCGCTACCGCGTGTGCAAAGGCAGCCGCGCAAGCAAGAAAAGCACCACGACGGCGCTGAATTTCATCTACCGCATGATGAAGTACCCCGGCGCGAACCTGCTGGTCATCCGCAAAACGTACCGCACCTTGCGCGACAGCTGCTTCACGCAGCTTCTCTGGGCGATTCACCGCCTGCAAGTGGAGGCGTTCTGGAGCTGGAAGGAAAGTCCGCTGGAAATCACCTACAAGCCTACGGGGCAGAAAATCTACTTTCGTGGCATGGATGATCCATTGAAATTGACCTCCATCACCGCGCAGAGCGGCGTGCTGTGCTGGGTGTGGATTGAAGAAGCCTACGAAATCATGAACGAGAGCGACTTCAACACGCTGGATGAATCCATCCGCGGCGAATGCGCGCCGCCGCTGTTCAAGCAAATCACGCTGACGTTCAACCCGTGGAATCAGAAGCACTGGCTGAAAGCGCGCTTTTTCGACGTAGAAGACCCGGACATCCTCGCCATCACAACGAACTACCAGTGCAACGAGTGGCTGGACAAGCAGGATTTACGCCTATTTGAGCGGATGAAGGCGACGAACCCGCGCCGCTACGCCGTGGCTGGCTTAGGCAACTGGGGCATTGTGGAGGGGCTCATTTACGAGCACTGGCGGGAATCCCCGTTCGACCCGGCGGAAATCAGCCGGACGCACACCCTTGAATCCGTGTTCGGCTTGGACTTCGGCTTCACCAACGACCCGACGGCATTCTTCTGCGGATTGCTGGACATTCCGGCGCGCCGCCTGTACGTCTTTGACGAGCTGTACGAACGGGGGCTGACGAACGACATGATTGCCAAGCGCGTGACGGCGATGGGCTACGGCAAAGTGAACATCACCGCCGACGGCGCCGAGCCGAAATCCATTGCCGAGCTGCGCGGCATGGGCTTGCGCGTGCACAGCGCGGCGAAAGGCGCGGACAGCATCCGCAGCGGCATCCAGTGGATTCAAAATCTCGAAATCATCATCCACCCGCGCTGCGCGAATTTCATAACGGAAATCAGCAATTACACCTGGGCGAAAGACAAGTTCGGCAAGATGCTCGATGGCCCCATTGACGACTTCAACCACCTGATGGACGCGATGCGGTACGCGCTGGAGAGGTTCATCGTGGGCAAGAAGTGGACGTATTGAGGGAGGAGACACCCGTGACAGACGGAGAAAGATTGACGGCGCTTCTGGCGCAGTATGCGATTCCCTGCGAGAAAGTCAGCTTCCACGGCAAACTGGATGCGCTGGCGGGGGGGCTGGGCATTCAGACCAGCGGGCGGCTGCTGGGCGACGTGCTGGATGACATTGCAAGCAAAACGGGCATTCCGCGCGGCGACCGGCTCTACGGCGCGTTCATCCGCAGGCTGTACGCGGCTTTGGTGAACGGCGAGGACGCGACGCTTTCCGGCAATCCGCTGATGCTGAAAAACTGCATCGGCGGCAAGCCGCTCGGCGCACTGCATGTGTACGGCAACAGCACGCAAAACGGCGTGCCGCTCCCGACCGCGCCCGTGCCGATTGTCAGCGCGGGTGACGGCGGAACGGTGTTGATCACGGTGTCGGACGGCGCGAACAATTCGCAGACGCTGCAAACGCCGAACGCACTGTGCGGCATCCCGGTTGCATCCAGCGGCAATTACACGGATGAGAACGGGCGGCAGCGGGTCTGCGACGAGGTGGATTTGGCGCGCGGCGTGCGGGTGCAGCGTATCCGGAAAATCAAGGTAACATCGTCGCTCAATTGGCAGACGGCAGGGCGCGAGGTTGACCGCTACTTCGCTTGGTTCAACGGCACATACACGTCGAACGTGCTCTGCACACACTTTTCCACCGCTCTTGGCTCTGAAACGGTCGGCGGGGCGATTGCCAATCATAATAACCTTGTCGGCTTTGCATTCGCCGAAAAAGGCACGACGACCCTCGATGACTTTAAGCAGTTTTTGGACGAGAATGACGTTTTTATTTGGGCTGCGCTTGCTACACCGGTGGAAACCGACATTTCTGCGGACGAAGTCGCAGCCTACAAGGCGCTGACTACCTATGCCCCGACGACCGTCATCAGCGTGAGCGGCGGCGCGGGGCTGGCGGCAACCTACAGACGCCGGAAAGCGGCAAAATGACAGCGTTCCGCCCGGTGCTTTTTTTGAACCCCAAATTCACCACCGAGGAGGCGTATCCCTATGTTATCCCCCGCGGAAATCCGCACATTCATCGACAGCGACAGCGCATCCACCCGCAAGCAGCTTGCGCGGCAGGGTCAGCGCTACTACGAGGGCGACCACGACATCCGCAATTACCGCCTGTTCTTCATCAACGCCGACGGCACGCCGCAGGAGGACAAGAACCGCTCGAACATCAAAATCAGCCACCCGTTCTTCACCGAACTGGTAGACCAAGAGGCGCAGTACATGCTGTCCGGGCAGGAAGCGTTCGTGCGGTCGGACATTCCGGAGCTTCAAAAGGCGCTGGAGGACTATTTCGACGAGGATTTCACCGCTGAACTCTACGAGGTCATCACGGGCGCGGTGGCGAAGGGCTTCGAGTACATGTACGCCTACAAGGATGCGGACGGCCGCACGCGCTTTCAGGCGGCGGACGGCCTCGGCGTGGTAGAAGTCCGGGCGAAGGATACGGACGACGGCTGCGAGTACGTCATCTACTGGTACATCGACCGCATCGGCAAGGACAACAAAGCCATCAAGCGCATTCAGGTGTGGGACAAAAAGCAGACGCACTTCTTCTGCCAGGTGAACGAGGGCGAGATTGTGCCGGATGAATCCGCGCCCATCAACCCGCGCCCGCACACCATTTGGCGCAAGCCCGGCGACGAAAGCACCTACTTTGACGGCTTCGGCTTCATCCCCTTCTTCCGCCTGGACAACGGGCAGAAGCAGTTTTCCGGCCTCAAAACCATCAAGGGGCTGATTGACGACTACGACCTCATGAGTTGCGGGCTTTCCAACAACATTCAGGACGCGAACGAAGTCCTCTACGTCGTCAAGGGCTTTGAGGGCGACAACCTCGATGAGCTGATGACGAACATCCGGGCGAAAAAGCACATCGGCATCCCGGATTCCGGCGGCGACGTGGAGATCCGCACGATTGACATCCCCTATCAGGCGCGCCAGACGAAGCTGGAACTGGACGAGAAAAACATCTACCGCTTCGGCATGGGCTTCAACGCCGCGCAGGTCGGCGACGGCAACGTGACGAACGTGGTCATCAAGAGCCGCTATGCGCTGCTTGACCTCAAGTGCAACAAGCTGGAAATCCGCTTGAAGCAGTTCATGCGCAAGCTGCTGAAAATCGCTTTGGCGGAAATCAACGAATCCGGCGGCACGGACTACCAGATGCAGGACGTGTATTTCGACTTCCGGCGCGAGGTGATGGCGAACGCGCTGGACAACGCGCAGATTGAGCTGACGGACGCGCAGAAGCAGCAGGCGCAGGTGAACACGCTGATGACGCTTGCGGACGTGCTGGATGACGAAACGCTGCTGGAAAACATCTGCGACGTGCTGGAACTGGACTACAAGACGATTCGCGGGCGGACGAAATCAGACGACGGCGCGGCGGACGTGGTGCTGGATGACGTTCCGGCGGAAGAGGATGACGCGGGGTGATGTGAATGCGCAAGAGCGAGAAGGAAGCCCTGCAAGCCATGCTGGAAGATGAGCAGGAGACCATCAAGGCACTGGAAAAGGCGTACCAGCGGGCGATTCGGCGCATCGACAACCACATTCGCATCCTCGAAAGCGACGAAATGACGCAATCGAAGATTTATCAGAAGCGCTATCAGGAGGCGATGAAAGCCCAAATCAACGCCGCGCTGGACGAACTGCACAAGAAAAGCAATCAGACCATCGAAGAATACCTGACGCGCAGCTATCAGCACGGCTACGTCGGCACAATGTACAGCCTGCACAAGCAGGGAATGCCGATTCTCGCCCCCATTGACCAGCGTGCCGTCACCCGCGCCGTCCGCACGGACAGCAAGCTCAGCGGGCGGCTATACGGCGAGTTAGGCGTGGATATGCAGAAGCTGAAAAAGACGATTCGCCGGGAGATTTCCATCGGCATCTCCATCGGCAGCGACTACAACATGATTGCCCGTCAGGTGCAGATTTCTTCCGGCATTCCGCTCAAACGCGCGAAAACCATCGTCCGCACCGAGGGACACCGCATTCAGCAGCAATCCGCTGACGACGCGCGCAACGCCGCCAAGGGGCAAGGCTGCCAAGTGGTCAAGCAGTGGGATGCCGTGCTGGACGGCAACACGCGCACGGATCACCGCGTACTGGACGGGCAGATTCGCGAAGTTGGCGAGCCGTTCGAGATAGACGGCAAGAAAGCGGAATACCCCGGCGCATTCGGGCGACCCGAAGAGGACTGCAACTGCCGCTGCGTGGCGCTGACAAGGGCGAAGTGGGCGCTGGACGCGGACGAGTTGCAGACCATGAAGGACAGGGCGAAGTTCTTCGGGCTGGACAAGACGGAGGGGTTCAGGGAGTTTGAGGAGAAGTATCTGAAAGCCGCCGAGGAAAGTGAAAAAGTATTCTACAATCAGGAACGAATTACGAAAAGCCGCGCGTTCGCGGTGGATTCCAAGGTACTTGAAAGTCGAGAATACGCGGACAAATTCGACCTGATGGCGAACAGCCCGCAAGAGCGGCGCGAGTTCCTGAAAGCCGCCAAGGAGCTGCTGCAGCATCGTTCCGGGCAGAATGGCGAGGACTTGTACCTGTATAACCGCGATAGGCAGACGTGGGTGAAGTCCGTCACAGGCAGCAAGCCGGGAACGCCGGAGTACACGGAGGAAATCTTCAACGCCATTAAAAAGGCGAAGGAGAAAGGCGAGCAAGTGGTAGCGTTCCACAACCACCCCGGCAGTATGCCGCCGAGCGCGGCAGACATCAACGCTGCATTGCAAAATGGGTATTCGGCGGGCTATGTGCTGTGTCATGATGGGACGATTTACAAGTACAGCGCACCCAAAACGAAAATCATTGATGCAATTTATAACAAGCGTGTTGACAGCTTCAAAAAAACAGGTTACAATGAAGGTGATGCACAGCGTAAGGCACTGGAATATCTGTCGGAGTTGTACGATTTTTCTTTCAGGGAGGTGAAGTAACGTGGCAAAACGAGTAGTTTACCGCGAAAATGACAACATTGACTACGAAGAACGCGCAAAGTATGCCGCTATGTCACGCGAAGATCTGGACAAGCTGCTGAAAGAAGATGACGTGATGATTCTCCGTCAGCTTGAAGAAGCTGCCGCACCACTTCCTGAAAAGCCGGAAATGAAGGTGCGCTGCGTAAATGACACAGACCACATCTATCTGAAAAACGGCAAGGTATATAGCGCATACCATTCGGTGACGGGACTTTTCCGCGTGACGGATGACAGCGGCGAAACGTTCCTGTACTCTCCGGAGGACTTTGAAATCGTGGAAGAATATTAAGCACCCTGCCCCCCGCAAGGTGCTTTTTTGATACGCTGAAAGGGGCGTGTAGGCATGAAAATGACCAGAGAGAAGCGAATCCAGCAAATCAGGGACTGCGGGCAGACCATCACCGAAAAGGCAGAAAGCATCTACGGCGATTATGCCTGCCCGACGAACTTGCAGGTGGTCATTACCATGAAGGCGAATGAGCTGCCGAACATCACCGTGAATCGGGAGTTTTTCAGCGACATCATGCTGGAACGCAATGGTGGGCATATCCAGTAACCGGCTTTGAACCATCTTTGAACCTTGTTTGAAACTAAAAATTGCAAGTTGCAAAGAGAAATTGCAACTTGCAATCAACTTAATTCGCGAAAAGCAGCCGCACACCCGTGCAGGCTGTTTTTTAATACATCCAAAAAGGAGTGGTATCATGGACATCTCTACCATGGGAACGGTGCTGGCGATTGTCGTCATCACCTACCTGATCGGACTGCTCTGCAAGACCATCAGCGCCATCAAGGACGAACTGATTCCCGTCATTGTGGGCGCAGTCGGCGGCGTGCTGGGCATCGTGGGCATGTACGTCATCCCGGATTTCCCGGCGAAGGACGTGCTGAATGCGCTCGCGGTCGGCATCGTGTCGGGGCTCGCCTCGACGGGCGTGAATCAGGTGTATAAACAGCTCGGCAAAGCGGAAATTGACCCCGGTGGTGATTGACGATGGCATCAAAAACGGTCAGCGCGGCGGAGGTGGTCGCCCTCTTCCGCCGCGCGCTGGCGGAAAAATGGGGGTACATCTGGGGCGGCACGGGGCAGGTTCACACGCAGCGTGCGCAGGACAGCGCCACCCGCGCGCAGACGATACGCTACGGGCAACAGTGGGTCGGGCGGCGCGTTGCGGACTGCTCCGGGCTGTTTTGGTGGGCGTATAAGCAGCTGGGCGGGTATATGTACCACGGCAGCAACACCATGTGGCGCAAGTACGCCGCCGCCAAGGGGTCATTGCAGGGCGGCAAGCGCACCGACGGTCAGCCACTCAAGCCCGGCACGTCGGTGTTCCTCACCAAGGGCAGCGACCGTCACCACGTCGGGCTGTACGTCGGCGATGGCAAGGTCATCGAGGCGAAAGGCACGGCTTACGGCGTGGTCGAGAGCAAAATCACCCGCTGGAACGAGTGGGCGGAGCTGACCGGCACGTCTTACGCCGCTGATGCGCCTGATTCGCCCGCTGACACGCCTGCCGCGTCCAACACGACCGAGAACCCGGCGGATGCCGGAGGCGGCGCAAGCCCCCTCCTCACCCTCAGGAACGGCAGCAGAGGGACGCAGGTCAAAGTCCTGCAATACCTGCTGATTGACGCGGGATTCGACTGCGGCAAGGTAGACGGCATCGTCGGCAAGAACACCACCGCCGCCGTCAAGGCATTCCAGACCGCGCACAGTTTGACCGCGGACGGCATCGTCGGCGCGAAGACGTGGGCGGCACTGCTCCAATAACGGCGATTAGGCGCACCTGACGCAAGAGCGGGTGCGCCTTTGCAATTCTGGTATACAACATCATTCTCTCGCCGGAGGCGGCGTAAAACACCGACTGCCCACGGGATGCGACCCCGTAAATAAGCGTAGGGCGGTGGAAGGAGAAACACATGACGCTTGCAGAGATTCTCAAACAGAACGGCGTTGCGGAGGACACCATTCGCGCCATCCAGAACGACATGAAAACCGCCAAGCTCTTCACCACCGGCGAGGAGAACGCGGATATTCGCCTCGGAAAGCTCAAAGGAGAACACGAAAGCGTTCGCCAGCAGCTCGAAGCGGCGCAGCAGAAGATTGCCGCCCTCGAAGCCGACAAGGCAGAACACAGCGGCAGCCAAGAGAAGATGGACGAGATGCACAGGCAGCTTGAAGCGGCGCAGGCGGCCCTGCAAAAGAGCCGCATGGATGCTGCTATCCACATTGCCCTCATGCGCGGTGGCGCAAGCGACATCGACTACATGACGTGGGTACTCCAGCAGAAAGGGGACGCCCTGACGCTGGACGACAAGGGAAACATCGACGGATGGGAGAACACCCTTGCCAGTTTGAAGAAAAAGTACCCGAACCAGTTTGAAGCCAGCGGCAAGAAGAACATCATCGAGAACCGTCTGCCGGATCAGGAGGGACACGGGACGCTGTCCCGGAGTGAGATTCTGAAGAAGCCATACGCAGAACGGCAGAAGATTTTCGAGGAGAACCCGGAAGCCTTCCGCGCGGCGATGGCGGCGGAGAAATGACACCATTTTGTTGACATTAACAAAATGGCACAGACCATTTTCGTGAGGTCACGAAAATGATAATGAGGAGGAAAAAATAAATGGCAGTTACCAAGCTGAACAACCTGATTAACCCCGAAGTAATGGGCGCGATGATTGGCGCGAAGATTGACGCGCAGCTGAAGCTGACCCCCTATGCGAAGGTGGACACGACGCTGGTGGGCGTTCCGGGCGACACCAAGACCGTGCCGAGCTGGAACTACATCGGCGATGCGGAGGACGTGGCAGAAGGCGCGGAGGTGGGGCTCAGCACCTTGACGGCTTCCTCGACTACCTTCACGATTAAGAAGGCGATGAAGGCGGTCGGCATCACGCAGGAAGCCGTCAACAGCGGCCTGGGCAACCCGATTGCGCAGGCGGAAACCCAGCTTGCCAAGGCGATTGCGGGCAAGGTGGACAACGACGTGCTGGACGCGGTGTACACGGGCAAGAATGTCTATTCGGCTTCCACCCTCGCGGCGATTGCCTACGGCGGGCTGGTGGACGCGATTGCCAAGTTCGAGGACGAAGAGGACGGCATCGACAAGGTGATTTTCATCCACCCGGCGCAGGAGGCGACGCTGCTCAAGGACAGCGACTTCCTGTCCGCGGACAAGTTCACAGCGGGCGTGGCGGTGAACGGCGCGATTGGCAAGATTGCGGGCGCGTGGGTCAAGAAGTCCAAGAAGGTTAAGCACATCGAGTATGAGAAGGCGTCTGGCGGCACTTTCACCATCACCGACGAAAGCACCGCCGAAGACGCAAGCCACAAGAAGCTGTCCACCGTGCAGCCTCTTTGCGCCGCCGTGCTGAAGATTGGCGACACGGTGAACGCGGTTACGACGGCGAATCAGTACTACCTCTGCCCGATTATCAAGCTGGAGCCCGATTCCCCCGAAACCGAGTACACCGAGGACGAGCTGCCCGCCGTGACCATCTTCCTCAAAAAGGACATTCAGGTGGACGCGGAATGGCTGCCGAAGAAGCAGCAGACCGACGTGACGGCGGCGAAGTATTACGGCGTGGCACTGACCAACAGCGCGAAGGTCGTGCTGGCGAAGTTCAAGAAGTGATGAAAGGAGGGGGCAAGTGTCATGCTGATGACGGTGGAGGAGCTGCGGAAGCAAATCACCACAGATGCAGATGACGCGCTGCTGGCGGCGAAACTGCGCGGCTTTGAGCTGCTGATTCGCGCCTACACGAACAACAACTTCCAGCGCAGGAGCGAACGCTGGACGGGTGACGTCGTGGGACGCACCTTTATGGGGGAAGCGCTTGTCCCCTTCTCCGTCGGCGATACGGTGCAGGTGACATTCTCCCTGTACAATGACGGGCTGTATACCGTCGAAAGCGCAGATGAACTCGCCTTCACGGTCTCAGAGCGTGGCTTGAAGGACGAAATCGACGTGACAGCGACGCTCGTGCGCTATCCCGACGATGTGAAGATGGGCGTCGTGAACCTGCTGAAGTGGGAACTGGACAATCGAAACAAGGTCGGCGTGGCATCGGAGACGATTTCCCGCCACGCCGTCACCTACTTCGACCTGACGGGCGAGAACGCCGTCATGGGCTTCCCCAAGGCGCTCATGGGCTTCCTGACGCCCTACATCAAGGCGCGGTTCGGGCAAGGGGTGGACAAGGTATGAAGGGCATCGGCGGCAACATGACAGCCATCATCCAGACCAGCGCGACAACGACAAACGAAATCGGCGAACAGGTGCAGACATGGACGGACGCGGCGACGCTTTCCGGATGGCTCGACCTATCCGGCGGCGACAGTAAGTACAGCGTGTACAATGCCAAGGTGCAGGAAAGCACCCATGTCTTTGTGGCGGATTATCAGGCGCTCCCGGCAGACCTCACGGCGGAAAACAGCCGCCTTGTCTGCCGGGGAAAGCGCTATGATGTGCTGCTGATTGACAATCCGATGGAGATGGGCAGCGGCTCACAGCTGGAAATCTACCTGAAATACACAGGAGGCGACAGCAATGCCGGTTGAATTTCGGGATTACAGCATGAAAGTCAGCGCGCAGATGAAGGACGCGGCAAAACGCTTCCTCATCGAGGCGGCGCACGAGGTGACCAGCCAGACCATCCGCACCACGCCCACGAAGAAGACGCAATTGCGCGACTCATGGAGCAATTCCGTCGATGAAAACGCCATGAGCGCGCAGATTGGCAGCCCGCTGGAGGAATCATTCTGGAACGAGTTCGGCACGGGCAGCCACGCCATCCACGGCGACGGGCGCAAAGGCTGGTGGGTGTACATCGAGGGACAGCCGCGGGGCGAGAAGAACTCGCGCGTGTACGACAGCCAGCAGGAGGCGGAGGAAGCCGTCCAGTACCTCAGGAGCCAAGGGCTTCCTGCCGTCGCCACCAATGGCGAGGACGCGCATCTGACACTCCAGAAGGCATTCGCGGCGAAGCAGAACACCATCATCCGCATGGCGGAAACGATTCTTGGGGAGGAAATGAAATGACGCAGGAGGCGCTTTCCATCCTCCGCGCGGCGATGGCGGATATGCGCTTGCCATACGCGCTGGGGCAGTACCGCGCAGCCCCACTGCCGGAAACGTATTTCGTCGGGCAGTGGGTGGACGCGGAGAGCTTCACCGAGGACGGGCGCACGGACAGCACGATGACCCTGCTGGGCTACAGCCGCGCGGGTCTTGATGCCCTGCTGGCGGCATCAAAGGCGATTCAGGCGCGATTCCCGGCGTATGGCTGGACGTGCATCACGGATCGCGGGTCAGGGCTTGCAATTTCTTTCGCGGGTGCGTCGTTTTTGCCGGACATTGACGGCGCGGCACGGCGCATCAGCATCAACCTGAACATCAAAGAATGGAGTGTGGACGAAACATGAAGGAAGGCAGAAGCGGCGCGACGAGCGCCACGCCCAAGAGCATCGTATTCGGTGCGGGCACGATTCACAAGGGGCTGAAGTACGAGGGCGCGGCGTGGAATTTCACCGATTCGCTTGTCGGCGCAACGTCCGGCGGCTCGAAGGTGTCGATTAAGCCGGAAATCACGAAGGTGGAAGTGGACGGCGTGTATGTGAAGACGAAGGGGCTGTCCAAGAAGACCGGCGGCACGGCGACGATGGAGGTCAACTTCATTGAGCTGACGGAGGATGTCTTGACGGCGGCGACGCTGGGCGAGAGTGCGGCGGCGACGACCGACACGCGCTTCAACCTCATCGAGGACAAGGCGGACATCGCCGTGGGCGACTACTGGGAGAACATCGCCTTTGTCGGCAAAACGCTGGATGGACGCAACATCATCGCGATTCTGGACAATGCGCTGTGCACGTCCGGCTTTGAGAACGACAACAAGAGCAAGCAAGGCACGGTCGGGACGTACACGTTCGAGTGCTATGCCGGTTTGGACGGCGACGGCGAGACGCTGCCGTGGCACATCTACTATCCGAACGACACCTATGCTGCGTAAGCGCAGACCGCCGAGGCGACGGCGTGAATCTGTATAAACACGCGAAAACTGTATGCAGTATGCAGACAAGTCAATCGCGAGAACGGGTCAAGGGGCAATGCCCCTTGGGGGGAGAAGAGCCGCGCGCTTTTCTCCCCTTTTCTATCAAAAGGAGGAATCACGATGGAAAATGAAGCCTTAACCATGCGCCGCCTGCGCGCGGACGACCTCTTCACGATGATGCGCATCCTGTCCAAAATCGGCGTGAACGACCTGCGCAGCGTCATGCCGACCAAGACCGCCATCCAGCGGGTGCGCGAGGGCAGCGAGAGCGCGGAGAGCCTCGGCGTAACCGTCGCGCTGATGATTGCGGACAAGCTGCTGGCGCGCCTGCCGGACTGCAAGGCGGAAATCTACACCCTGCTGGCGGATTTGAGCGGCAAAACGCCCGCCGAAATTGCCGCGCTGGACATGGGCGTGTTCGCCGAGGCAGTATTCACCCTGATGGTGAGCGAGGATTTCCGCGATTTTTTTACGCGGCTGATGAAGCGCTTGGGGCAGACGAAGTAAAGCTCTTCGACATGCTTTACCGCCGCTACAGCGACCCGATGGCGCTGCTGACCGGGATGCTGCGGCGCGGGAGACTGGCGGACTTCATCCAGCAGTGCATCCGCATGTACAACGAAGAGGCGGAAGAGAAGCTGCTGTGGGAAGTGTGGCTGCACAAGTGCTTTGACAAGGGCTTCGGCGATTTTCTGAACGAATACCGTACCCTTGCGCCGGTGGATGCGCCGGACATCACGGCAGAGGACATCCGGCACAGCCGGAATCTGCTCGACGGCTTCACGCCGCCGGGAGAAGGGAGGAAAACGACATGAGCAGTATCTTTGAACTGTTCGGCTCTATCGTGCTGGATACGAGTGGGGCAGAAAAAGCGCTTGCCAAGGTCAGCAAAGCCGGGCAGAAGGTTGGCGGTGTGCTGGGCAAGGGCTTCAAGCTGGCGGGACAAGCGGCGCTGCAAATGGGCAAAGTCATCGGCGCGGGCGTTGCGGCAGTCACAACCGCGATGGGCAAGCTTGTCAGCAGCGCCATGAGCGCCTACGCCAGCTATGAGCAGCTGGAAGGCGGCGTGAAGAAGCTCTTTGGCGACGATGCGCAAAACCTCGTGATGGAATACGCGCGCAACGCCTACCGCACGGCGGGTCTGTCCGCCAACGAGTACATGGACACGGTGACGAGCTTCTCTGCGAGCCTGATTGCGTCCTTGGGCAAGGACACCGTCGCTGCCGCCGCGTATGCCGATTTAGCGATTACCGACATGGCGGATAATGCGAACACCTTTGGCACCAGCATGGAGGATATTCAGAACGCCTATAAGGGGTTCTCGAAGGGCAACTACACGATAAATCCAATGTCCGCCGCATAAGCGATTATGCGGTGAATGTGCGTGAACTCTACCAGAGGTGTGGGGCAAAAATGCAGGAGGAAATGCCTGATGAGATTGCCCTGCTAACAGGGGAAACCTAAACCGTCGAGGCGGCATGGCTATCCTGTGCCAAACATAATTTGCATTGTATAGCAGATGAAATTGTGCTATAATGCGAATTATGAAGGTCAAACGACTATCGGTTTGTCACCGAGTACAGCACCTGTTGGTATGGTGCTGGAAGTGCGCACCAACTTTTGAAAGGAAGTACGACATGGAGATTTGGAAGCCGATTTCCGACTTACCCGGCTATTCCGTAAGCAACAAGGGCAGAATAAGGAAAGACAGCACTGGGCAAATCATGGTATTAAGCAAGAATGGCGGCTATTGCAGAATAACGATTAGCCGTAACGTTCACAGGCTTGTTGCGGATGCTTTCCTTGAAAAACCGGATGACGATGCGAAATGCTGGGTTGACCACATTGATGGGAATCGCTCGAACAATGACGTTTCCAACCTACGCTGGGTAACGCCGTCAGAAAATGCTCTGGCTTATGGCTATAAATCCAGAATCAAGAACAAGAAACGCCAAGTCAAGGCTACACATCTCGATGGCAGAACCATTCTTTTTGAGTCAAGGCAAGCAGTAGCCGAACATTTTGGCTGCTCCGATAGTGAAGTGCACTATCACAAGCTGTACCGCAAAGGAACGAAAAAAGGATGGACTTTTGAAAAGTTGAAGATATAGTCTAATCCCTAAAAGCCATGCGCGAATGCGTGTGGCTTTTGTAATACCGGGAAACCGGGGGTAACAAATGGCTGGACAACCTCAAGCTGGGCTACGGCGGCACACAAAAGGAAATGGAGCGGTTGCTGGAAGATGCGTCGAAGCTCTCCGGCGTGAAGTACGACATCAGCAGCTTCGCGGACATTATCGCGGCAATCCACGTCATTCAGGAAAGCCAGAATATCGCCGGGACGACCGCGAAGGAAGCCTCGACGACCATTTCCGGCTCTATCGGCTCGGTCAAGGCGGCGTGGGCGAACCTGCTCTCCGGCTTGGCGGATGGCAATCAGGACATTGACCAGCTTGTCGGCAACCTGACGGACAGCGTAATGACGGCGGTGAACAACATCGTCCCGCGCTTGCAGACGATGGCACCGCGCCTCGTGCAGGCGGTGCAGACGCTTGTCTCGACGCTTGGTCCGCAGCTTCCGGGCATCATCAACAGCATCCTGCCGGGCATGGTGGAGGCGGCGACGACGCTCATTACCGGGCTGGCGGACGTGCTGCCGGACTTGCTGGGCAGCATCATCGACGTGCTGCCGAACGTCGTCAAGCAAATCGGCGGCGCGCTCAAGAAGCTGTTTCCGTCGCTGCTGAAGACGTTCAAGAGCCTCATCGGCAAGATTGATTTCAAGGGGCTGGGAACGGCTATCGGCAGCGGTTTGCGGTCGATTGTGACGAACCTGCCGGCGATTATGCAGGGCATCGGCGACGCGATTAAATTGGCGTGGGAAAACGTTGGCTATCCGCTGATTGCGGGTATCTTCAAAGGCGTGTTCGGCGTTGACCCGCCGGACTGGCCGGACGTGGCGAAGACCATCAAGGAATCGTGGGAAACCTTCGTGTCAACCGCCGGAGTATTCCTGCGGCTCGTGTTCGGGACAAGCGACGAAAAGCCGACGGAGGAGGAGCTTTCCAAGGCAAAAGAGAACGTTCGGAATTGGTGGAACGGGGTTGTGGAGGCGGTCGGCAACTTCTGCTGTATCGACTTCCACGGCATCGGGCGGAAAGCCAACCTCATGGCGAGAGATATTCAGACATGGTGGAACAGCGTTGCACGGCAAGTCAATTTGGTGCTTGGCTTCACGGTGGAAGAGCACGGTTCGGGCACGCACACGAGTTCCAGCGGCGCAACCATGGGCGGCGGCGGAAGGGAGTTCCAAGAGAAGACCGACTTCTGGGGCAATCCTGTCAGCAAAGAAACGCAAAATGCCGTACTGAATGAAGCAATGAAAGACGTACAAAGAAATATTCTGTACGGGAACACCACGCCTACATTCTTGCAGCCAAAGTACTCCAACACCTACATCGGCGCACCTTCCGCCCACGCTGACGGCGCAGTCTTCTCCAAACCCACCCTCTTTGACACGCACAGCGGCTATCACCTCGTCGGCGAGGCCGGAGCCGAAGCCGTCGCGCCCATCAGCGTATTGCAAGGATACGTCAAAAGCGCGGTGGGGGAGGTCGTGGGCGCAAGCATGGAGCGCAAGCTCGACCAGATGCTTGCCACCCTGCAAAGCGGCTTCAGCGGCATGAATCAGCAGCAGATTGTGCTGGATACGGGCGTGCTTGTGGGCGCAACAGCGGGCAAGATGGACAAGCGTCTGGGGCGGATGGCGCTGCGAAAGGGGCGGAACGCATGATTTACGGGGTAACGCTGGGCGGCAAGCACACCTACCGCGATTGGGGCTTGCTGCCGAAAACGCGCCCGACCATCGCGCCGCCGAAGGTGCGCACAAATTATGTGGATGTGCCAGGGCTGGACGGTGCGCTTGACCTGTCCGAAGCGCTGACCGGGCGCGTGGGCTATCAGACACGGGATTTCTCGGTGGAGTTCATCGTCATTGACGCGCGGAACCGCTGGGATGCGCTGTATTCCGAAATACTGGACGCCCTGCACGGGCAGCGGGTGCAAATCATCCTCGATGAAGACCTCGACTACTCCTACACCGGGCGCGTGACCGTGAACGCGCTGGAGAGCGACCGCAAGACCGCCACCATCAGTCTGAAAGCCGTCTGCGACCCGTACAAGCTGGAAATCACGGGTTCGCTGGATGATTGGCTGTGGGACACCTTCAACTTTGAGGCGGGCATCATCCGCGACTACAAGGCGCTGCCGGTGGATGGCACGCTGACGCTGACGATTCCCGGCACAAGGCGGCCGTGCATCCCGACCATCACGACAAGCAGCGCGATGACGGCGACATTCGGCGGCAAGGAGTACGCGCTGACGGCAGGCGACAACCGCATCAGCGGCATTTGCATCACCGAGGGCGACAACGTGCTGACCTTCGCTGGGAATGGCACGGTATCCATCGACTACCGAGGAGGGAGGCTGTAATGTACACCATCTATGCGGACGACGCATTGCTGTATTCTCCGGGGGACGAGGAACTTTCCGTCCTCTCCCCCGTGCTGGAAACGCAGTGCAACGCCGCCGGAACGCTCACGTTCGTGCTGCTGCCGGAGCACCCGATGTACAGCGCGCTGCACAAAATGCGGACGCGGATTGACATCCGGCAGGATGACGAAATCATCTGGCGCGGGCGCGTGCTGGAAACGGAAACCGACTTCTACCGCCAGAAGACCGTCACCTGCGAGGGCGAACTCACCTACTTGGTGGACAGCGTTCTGCATCCGTACAAATTGGCGGATTACGACGGCACGGCGGCAGGGCTGTTCCGCCTGTACCTGACGCGGCACAACGAGGCGGTCAGCGAGGCGCAGCAGTTCCAAATCGGCAACGTGGACATTGAGACGCTGTCCAGCGTGGAAAACACGGGCTACGGCAACACCTGGGACGAAATCAGCGACAACCTGATTGACATCCACGGCGGCTTCCTGCGCGTCCGCTACGACGGCGAAACACGCTATCTGGATTGGACGAAGGAGAGCGGCACATCGTGCGGGCAAGTCATCCGCTTTGGGGAGAATCTGCTGGACTTGTCCGAGTACGTCTCCGCGTCGGAGGTCGTGACGTGCCTGATTCCATACGCCGGGCAGGGCGACAGCCAGATCACCATCAAGAGCGTCAATGACGGCAAGGACTACATCGAGGACGAAGCCGGGATTGCCCTCTACGGGCGCATCTGGGGCGTGACGGAGTTCGACACGAAGGACGCGGCGAAGCTGCTGGAAATGGCGAAGGAGAACCTGCAAAAGCGCCTGAAAGAGACAATCACCATCACCATCAGCGCGGTGGATTTGCACCTGCTGGATGTGAATGCGGAATCGTTCCGCGTCGGCGACAAGGTGCGCGTCGTCTCCCCGCCCCACGGGATTGACGCGGAATACACCTGCACGGCGATTTCGCTTGACCTCGTGAACCCTGACCAATCCGAGTACACGTTCGGCACGCCGGAAACGGGCATGGCAAGCACCACCGCCGCGACGAGCAAAGCAGTCGAAGTGGTGGACACGTCGGTGGAGTACCTGCGGCAGATTGTCAGCGACCAGCACACACACCTGCTGCTGTTTGACGGCGTGATTGATGCCTACACGACGAAGGTGGACGACAACACAAAAGCCATCAACACCGTGCAGCTCACATTGAATAGCGTTACCGGGGAACTGACCTCGAAAGTCAGCAAAGACGACCTTGTCTCCACCATCAACCAGACGGCAGGCGCGGTCAAAATCAGCGCGAACTGCATTGATTTGGAGGGGTATGTGACGGCGACGGAGCTTTCCGCCATGAAAGCGGATGTTTCGTGGCTGAACGGCGTTTCGCTGAGCGTGGCGGAACTAACAGCACGGAGCGGCGCGCATCTGGGAACAGCGGATGCAGATTCGCTTGGCGTTTCTGGCGCGTTGAGTGCAAACACCATTTCGGCGAACGCAATCGGCACAACGCTGGCGCTGACCGTCGGCGGCGTATCAGCCGCACCGCGCACACTGAAAATCGGCGAATCTTCCTGCACGTTTTTCGCCCCCGAAGACGCAACTTTTGAGTTGAGCGACATGCCGGGCTACGATGATGCTCTGGCTGCCGCGAAGAGTGAAGGAGCATCATCGGTACACGTTCAGGCATTGGAGATTGCCGGGCAGAATTATCATTCGTCGAGCAAATACATCGAAGTGAACTTGGACACTACGTTGAGCAACGGAAGCACAGAGGAGGGTCTACTGTCTGTCAACGCTTCCAGCGCATACAACGCAGGAGCAAGCGACGTGGCGATTTCGGAAATCACCTGCGTTGACATCAGCGCCGGGGCTGACACCGGCAGAGTTCGCGTAGTTGTAAAGCTCAGCAACGGAAAAACAAGACAGCAAGTCTTTACGCTTTCATAAGGAGGGAGAAGCCTATGGAAACCATCACCATCAGCAAGCAAACCGTGCAAGCCATCATTGACGCGCTCTCCACGGTGGAGGTACGCGGCGCAAGCAACCTGAACGCGCTTTTGGCGTGCATTCAGGCGCTGCAAAAGGCGGTGAATCAGCCGCAGGAGGCGAAAGTATGAGCGAAAGCACGAAGGACTTCCAGACGCTGCTGGACACCATTGCGTCAGGCGTGTATGGCAAGGACATCAGAGGGGCGATTCATGACGCGCTGGAAGCTATGAACCAGCGCATCGGCGAGGTCAAACCGCAGACGGGCGGAAAGCAAAAGACGGTCTATTGCTGGGGCGACAGCCTGACCCAAGGCGTCGGCGGCAACGTCAACGGCTGGCATCTTATCAGCTATCCGCAAGTGCTTTCCGAACGGTGCAATGCCGTCAACCTCGGCATCTTGTCTGATAACGTGCCGACAATCATGGCGCGGATGGGTGCGGACGCAATCGTCCTTCCAGCGTGTACAATTCCGGGCAGTTCAAGTGAAAGCGTCGTTGTTGGGAACACAACAGACGGGATGACGCTCGAAAGCGGCAGAATCGGAAAACTGCTCAAATACGGTGACTGTGGAATCAACCCCTGCTATGTAAACGATGTGCCGTGTGTGCTTTTCCGCGATTATTCAGCGGACACGTCTGATGGGCTGAGTATCCGGCTCAGGCGGCTCTACAATGGTCTGCCGGTGGTCGTATCCGCAGGAACGAAGCTCATTACCTATGGCGCGAAACATTACAAAGGAAACGGACTGCACATCTTCTGGATGGGCGCAAACGGCGGCTACGGTTCAGATGCAGAAGGCAAAAATCTTGATTTCAGCGACTATGTTGCGCAATTGCAGAAATGCGTCGATTACGTTGCCCCGGCAGATTATCTGATTATCTATGCGAGGGAACGTAAAGGCTATGCTGCTGACGAAGCGGCGGAAGTACAGGAGCTGAAGAAAACGTTTAAGGGGCATCTGATCGACTTGCTCCCCCAGCTGAACGATAGAGGACTGCTATACGGTGAAACAAACGTCTGGGACGGGACACTGGTAAAAGGTGTTCCCAAGACGTTGGATAGCGGCGACGGCTGCCATTACAGCTTCTACGGTTACATGGCAATCGGCAAAATTGTCTGGGAGTATGTCGCGCCGCGTCTGCTGAACGTATCCGAGGAAAGCGGCGGGACGGATACTCCCCCGACTGTTGAAAGCGACAGCATTGGCGAACTGGCTTATAAGCTGAAAGCGCCAAAAGTCCTCACAAATGGAAGCAAAGCAATCAATACCGGCTTCAAGCCGTTTGCCGAAGGCGCGGACGCATGGACAATCGCAGTGAAATATGCCGACGGATTGACAGCCACTGACGCTTCGCAGTGGGGAACGCTGATGTTCTGTGAAGTGACAAGCAGCAAAACGCAGCTGAAAGTCGCTACGCTTAATAGCAGCAAGCAGTTTCCGGAGTGCAATGTTATGTGTAACGCTGGCGGTTTCGGCATCAACGTCGAACAGATGGGTCTGACCGTGTACAATAGCGGCTATCACACGTTTATCGTGACGAAAAACGGCGACGACTACACCTTCTATCTTGATAATAACAAGATTTACGGCAATAAGCTAACCTATCCGCAGGCAGAAACGGGCGACAAATTGCTGTATGTCGGCGGCTGGGAAAGCGGTTGGGGCATGGTAAGCGGGACGATTATGGACATCAGAATTTACAACAAGTGCATTGACGCTAATACCGTCAGTGAACTGAATGACATTTTCGCCGCATCATAAAAACATGGAGGGACACGCATGAGCCTTGACACCATCGTCGTCGCCGTGATTTCCCTGCTGGGCACGCTGGCAGGCAGCTACTTCGCCAACAGCAAGACAATCGCCCTGCTGTCCTACCGCTTGGAGCAGCTGGAGCGCAAGGTGGAGAAGCACAACTCCGTCGTCGAGCGGACGTTCCAGTTGGAGAACAATGTGCAGACCGCATTCAGCCGGATTGACGAGATTCGGGAAGCGCTGCACGAGCATCAGGAGACATAAGGAAAGCCGGGATGGCGGCGGAGGGAGAAATCCTCTGCGGCTGTCCCGGCTCTTTTTCTGATGCGGTTTTTAAGCACGGGTGTTTCACATTTGTTTAGGAATTACAGCGTAATATTAAAATTGCGTTGTAATTTCCGTTTATGCTGGACAGTCATTCTGGATAATGCTATAATGCAGGTGGGATGATAAAGAAGGAGGCGAGTTGTCTATGCAGTTAAGCAACTATAAGCAATGTCTTGTTGGAACGGTTCAGCTGTATAATTCAAAGCTGAAAGAGCACATTGGGGAAATGTTTGCTAAGAACAAGATTTCCTGCGACGGTGTGCAGCAAGTCGAGATGTTCGACGCGCGTCCGGCCGTTAATGTGACTAACTTGCAATTAGAAGAGCAGATTGCAAGATGTTTGACTGAAAGTGAAAAAGCAATCCGCCTTTTTGAAGATTGGGAATACGAAAAAGATTATCGCTATTCAGCCGTTTTCACAGCGGATGACTTTAAAACAGTCAAAAATGCGGTGGATGGTATTCCGACGCTGGAAGCCGAGCAAAACGAAAGTGAACGAACTGTCGGCTATGACGCACCTGAACCGCTTCCGGTGCGGCGCGAGCTGGAAGAACAGGTTATGATAAAGTTCTGCTTCGCTTTTTCAGCTGTTCACCCGCAGAGCGGAGAAGAGATGCTTTTGAAATACCCGGTGCTTGTCGTGCTTCATCAGAAACATCAGCTGATTGAAATGCGCTTTGATGTGTTAAAGCAGTATTTCCAGACACAGCAAGGATTTTATTCAAAACTTGTTCAGAAGATAAGGGCGTATCTCAAAGAAAAATTGGCAGTAGAGTTAGTGCCTCTTGAAATGAGCTTCATGAAAGAGACTGCCAACGATGAAGTAAAACTGGTAGCAGAACACATGAATATGGCTTCCGGCGGTCGCGCCGTCTTGGAAGTCGGTGATAACGAGGAGTGGGTTCTGCCTTTTATCGGGGAACTGAAATCGCTGATTCAGGAGTATCATGCAGAACTCGAAAAAGTGCCTGCATTGGAGGATGCTTTGAATCAGTTCGTCTATGAAAAAAGTGAAATGTCCGAATTTCCATGGATTGAGCTGTTATGGTCGAACGAAATCAAGACAAGATCCGTGCGGGCCAAATTCACTTTCAACTATGGTAACAACGGGTTTGGTCTAATCCAGCATTACTATAATGCTGTTCTAATCGGAAGGGAGAGGATGGATCGTGTCATTGAACACATTAGCGCCAATAGACCGTGTGATTGCTAATTATGTAGACGACAAGACCTTGCGTACTTCCATAGAAGATTTTTTTCTGCATTATAAGAAGGGACAATGGCTCTATCCAGCTGTGTTAGTCCAGAAATTTAGATGTCCGCTTGGCACCAGTTATCGGATTATGCACGACATGGAGAAAGAGGGCTTCTTGAAGTCTTATTATGAAATGGTGTGCCCTTGCTGCGGCTATTCAGCGCTGAAAGTGGAAGTCTTTAATCAAATTCCTGACTACATTATCTGCGAACGCTGTGAAACGGAATTTTCTGCGATAGAAAATAGCCGAATTATTTTTCAGGTGATTCACGATGTCAGATAACATGGATTTGTATACTGCTGTTCGTGTACTGGATAGTGTTGATGATTCCAAACTGCGCAACGAGAACGTTTGCCGAATGACAGAAGAACAAATAGCGGAGTATTCCAAGCAGCTTGATTGCGTAAAAGGGCTTAATGGCGGCAACGCAACTGCAAAGGAAAAAGGTGAAGCATTGGAAATGTTGGTTCGGATGCTTCTTAAATACTCCGGAAACTTGTTTGAAGTCAAACAAAACGTTCGGACAGGCACAAATGAAATTGACATTGTGTGCGAAGCGACATCTATGGGGAAATATCTACAAAGCCGAAACTTGATTCTCAATTATCCCTCGTTTTTGGGTGAATGCAAAAACTATGGCAAGAAGGTCGGCGTTACTTACGTCGGAAAGTTTGCCTGCTTAATGCAGACAACTGCATATCGTCTGGGCATCCTGTTCTCTTATCATGGCGTTACAGGGAAAGGATGGAATGATGCACAAGGGTTGATTCGCAAGTTCTATCTGAGCAGGGAAGATGTAGAAAAACGGTTTGTCCTCGTGGATTTTTCCATTCGCGAATTTGAGTTAATTACGCAAGATGTCACATTTCTTGACATTCTGAACAGCAAAATCGAAGCGCTGCGGCTTGATACGGACTTTTCGAGATTGCTAACCGCCCATCCCGCCGCAGCAAAAATTGAACACTGCCAATAGGCAAAAGAATCAGGCAGACATAGGAAAAAAGCCGGGGCTGCGGAGGAGAATTTTCCCTTGCAGTCCCGGCTTTTTCTTACGCCTTCCAAATGTACCCGCATTGCTGGCACACGCCCATGGTGACGGCGACGTTCTTCGTCTTGTAGCGCTTCGGCGCATTTCAATCCACGCTCCCCCGCAGAGAGCGACTGCATCGTTGGTTGATAACCTATGCGGACGCGTTGGCGCTTTTGCACTTCGGGCAAATCATGGTGATTCCTTCTTTCTTTAATGTGTAGGGGCGACAACTGATATTATACACCCAAACACACCTTTTCACCATATCCATTCTTGTAAATAGCAAAAAATTCTTCGGTGATTGTCCGAATTGTTTTGGTGATTGATTGGCGGTGGCAGGGCGGCTGCTGCGGGGTGATTTGGGAGCCGTTCGGCGCGCTCGACGCCATCACCCGCCTGCACCTGCAAGCCCTGCTGACCGAAGTCGCAACGAAGAAGCGCCTGACGATTCTCTTTGTCACGCACGACGTGGATGAGGCGCTGCTGTTGTCGGACGCGATTCTGGTCATGGGCACTGCGCCGGGGCGAATCCTGCGGCAGTACACGCTGGAAGAGCCGCGGCCTCGTACGATGCGGGTGCTTTCGCAGCCGGAGTTCATCCGCGTCAAGGGCGAAATTCTGACACTGCTGGACAAGGAGGTGACTGCCGATGCGTGAGGGCAAGAAGCATCCATTCGCCATCAACGTCTGGCGCTGGGGGCTGCTGATTCTGCTGCTCGTTCTCTGGGAAATCGGCGCGCGGCTCAGGTGGATTGACCCGTTTTTCTTTTCCAGCCCTTTGGAGATTGCCCGAACCGCCGTCATTAAGTGGCAGGGCGGCACGCTCTGGCGCGACATTGCCTATACGGGCGCATCAACGCTCCTCGGCTTCGTGCTGGGAACGGTCATCGGGTCGATCGTCGGGCTGCTGTTCTGGTTCTCGCGCCCCGTGGCGCAGGTCGCTGAACCGTGGCTGATTGTGCTGAACGCACTGCCGAAACTCGCACTCGCGCCCGTGCTGGTCATCTGGTTCGGCATCGGCTTCCTGTCAAAGGTGATTCTGGCATTCCTGATGACCGTCGTCGTCGCCGCCATGTCCGCATACAGCGGCGTCCGCACGGCTGATTCGGCGCTGGAAACGCTGATGGTTTCCCTCGGCGCGCGGCGGATGCAGATTTTCACCCGCCTGATTGTGCCGTCCGCCATGCCGAGCATCATTACCGGCCTGCGGGTCAACATCGCGCTGGCGATGGCGGGGTCGATTGTCGGCGAGTTTATTGCATCAGACCGCGGGCTGGGGCGTATGATTGTTTATGCCGGCACGACGTTTGATCTGAAGCTGGTGTGGGTCGGCGTGACGGTGCTGTCCATCTTATCCGTGCTGATGTACGCATCGGTCGTCCTGCTGGAAAAGGTGCTGATGCGGCACTGGCGCGGCACAGTAACCGAATAATCAGAAGGGGGAATTTCCATGAAAACCCGATTGCTCTGCTTCCTGATGGTATTAGCGCTGCTCCCCTGCCTTGCGCTGGCAGAGGACGCGCCGCAGAAGCTCGTCGTCGCCGAGCCGGTGCACCTCATCGGCTATCTGCCCCTGTATGTCGCGATTCACGAGGGCTATTTTGCGGATGAGGGGCTGGACGTGACGGTCGTGCAGGCGACGGGCGGCGCGCATGTGACTGCGGTCGTCTCCGGCGACGCATTTGCGGTCATCGGCGGCGTAGACAGCAACAACTTTGCCAATCAAGGCAATGCTGATCCCATCGTCGCCATCGTCAACTGCGTCAACCGCGCCAACGTCTACCTGTTCGCGCGCGCGGGGCTCGCCCCCGCATCCGACAGCGACGAGGATATGGCAGATTTCCTCCGCGGCAAAATCATCATTGCAGGGCGTTACGGCGGTTCGCCGAACGTGCTGACACGCTACCTCGTCAAGCGCGTCGGACTTGACCCCGACACGGACGTTACCTTGCTGGAAAAT